GGCGATCTCGACGCATCAAATTATGATGGCAGTCTTGAGAGCTGGTGGAAAGTAATTGAAGAGTATTTCCTGAGGGAAAAAGTACAGGATGGTCGCGAAGTGTTTGAGCAACTGATGAATAAATGGTGTGAGATAGAGGGACGCAGTAATGACAATGCAGTGAGAGTTAGAATGGATAAATGTAGGGCCTCTGGTCGAAATGAGACCAGCCCTTGTAACTCATTGTTGTCAGTGTTAGGTGTCCAGTATGTTTTTAGGTCATGCTCCAACCTGAAAATTTTGGTGTTGGGTGACGACGTCGTCGTGGGATGGGATGGTGATATTTCCAAAGAAGAAATAAGCGCTAGGTACAGGAATATTGGTTTTGACATGACTGTCAACATAGCCGAGAGTCCTGATGATATCACATTCTGTTCAGGTCGTATGGTTAAAGTACTTGGAGGTTATAAGTATGGCAATATGATGATGCGCACCATGGGGAAGTTGGGCATAAACCATGGTAAACATGGGCCTAAAATGCACAAGAGGCTGTTGTATGGAATATCTAAATCGCTTTTACCAAGCGCCAGACACGTGCCAATTTTAGGAGCCCTTTTACAGGCCATAGCGGATTCAGGTGACAGTTTGTCTCTAAAACCCTTGGTCGATAGGAGACATAGGAACCCGTACAGGATAACAGGTTCAACGATATGTCTACCTGATGACGACACTTATGAACAGTTTGCTCAGATATATAACATTAGTGTTGATAGCATTTTAGCTATAGAAGAGTCACTGTTGGAAAATGTCACGTTGGATTCATTTCCTTGCTATTTAGTCGATGAAATACTCATACAATCAATGTATGTGGACACAGCTAAGGAATCAGTTGGGAACTTTCTGAATAGGGTAATCAGTAAGAAAGTTTCTGAAACGTACAATGATGTCGTCATCGAAGCACCTTTTGTAGAGGAAGTTGAGAAATTGCTCGGAGCAAACTCCTTCTTCGAAGCAGCACAAAACGGTTATAATTTCGGTTTGGAGGAAGATGCCATGTTGGGTACAGGAACCCGTCACGCAAACCTTCACAGATTTTTCTCAAGCTTATCTTGGTTAAATCTGTCATGGGGTGTGGCAGCCCACCGAGCTTACAACCATTATGCTTATTTCAATCAAGTACCACCAGCAAAGAAGAAGAAAGTAAGACCTAAGAATAACAAGGCAACTAATAGGACCCCTGCCAAAACTCCCCAGCGAGATAGGAGAGGATTAGCCAGGAGGGCTCTAGAAGACGGTGGTGCTATGATTGGAGGTATGATAGGGGGACCAGCTGGGGCTGTGATGGGCGGTGGTTTCGGAAGATACGCTGCCAAGTTCATTGGCGCCGGGGCATACGTCGTCGACAATCACGAACATGTGAGTCGTCGAAGTATACCAAACATGGAACCCAGAATGGGTGATGGAATGGGAGAGATAGTAGTCAGTGACGACGAGTTTATAACAACGATAACAGTCAATCAATCTTTCACCGCAGATTTTAGCTCATCAATTCAACCAGGCATAAACATAGCATTTCAGAAGTTGGCAATACATGCCGCTTTGTATGAATATTATGAATTCATACAACTCGAATTTTATTACGTACCAACTTCAGGTTTGATTAGCAGTAGTCAGTCCATCGGTTACATCATTTTGATGTGTGAATACAACCCTAATCGTGCAGCACCAGCTAATCGATTCGAGGCCGAGGACTCAAAGTTTGCTATATCATTCCCACCTAATGCTGCTGCTCGTTTTGCTATCG